TGGCAGCCGGGTGACGGTGCGAAGTACTATACTTCGTACCTGTCCGTTCAGGGGCGCTCCTTACGGAGGGCACCCTAAAGGGGATGATTCATACACGATGTATGAAAGATCTCTGGTGAGATCTTACTATGAGCTCTTAGGTTAGAGCGACTGGTTGGATGAGGTGTTGCGAGTTTTAAACTCTTAGCACTTACTCACGAGTAGTCTGTACTCCTTTTGGAGGCACTACGTGACGAAAGTCACAGGAAGAAGGTAAAATGACTGTACCCATCACACAAATGATGAAGTATGAGCCATTCCAAACCGCTAGCGGACAGATCGTCTTCTGGCTTAATGCCGAAGATGCGTCCCTGCTACGTTTGGAACCTTTTGTTCCACATGTACTGCCTCTCCGCGAGTTCATTGACTTAAGGCTCCGTTTTACCATTGATGGTAAGGAGTTTATAATCGTTGAAGCGGAGGATGTATGAGGACTAGGGTCAGAGATATAGGAACCGAAACACTCCCTAATATAACGGGAGACTACGGTTACTGGCACTTCGAGGACGATGACGGCGAAACCAGATGGGTTAATTTCCAATCTGGCCAGCACGAAATCGCCGGGTACCAAGAAATCTCGGTACATCAAGTGACGAAGGATGTGGAAATAGAAAACTTCCACGCCCGCGTATCTCAAGGTGAAACGTTCAATAACCCGTTTTCCACGGTTATTGATATCGAACGGAAGGGGCATGGGATTCTGAATTATACCACACATTGGCATAATATCGGAACACCCATTGGCGCCCTGAGGTTTGATATCGTTTATGAACATCACCCGGTGGACTTGTCGGAATTAATCGACATGCCCGCCCTTCCTGAACCACCAGACTATAGTCTGGAGAGGATGGAAGCAGTAACCGGCGCACATGCCAATATGGTCAACACCGATGCTTTGCTCTTAGTGAGCTTGGCTGAAGGTAAGAAGACCGCGGCAGACATACGTCGGATAGCAACGCTCTTTAAAAGAGCAATGCCACTACTGCAACGAGGGAAGAAAGCGGAGATCGCATGGATAAGTCTTAGGACTACATTCCGTGCATTTCGCCGCGATAAGTTTAGGGCCTTTAAGGTCCTAAGTAACGAGTGGATGTCAATACGCTATGGTTTAAAACCCATAATGTACGAGATCCAAGGACTCATAGACGCTATTAGTAGCAGAAATGAGACGTTCCGAACTCGTTACCGGTATGGCGTCAAATATGAAGAGGATGTAGTACACAGTACAACATCCGTAGTTCATAACGACGTCGCGATCCCTGTTCAACTGAATTATAAAGTTGAAACTCGGCTTCGCGCAGGCATACTGGCTGAAGTCAGATACCCGGAACTATTCCTAGTTGAGAATCTAGGTTTAGGTGCTCCGGTGTCTACTCTGTGGGAACTTACCAAATTAAGCTTCGTGCTTGATTGGTTCATGAACACAGCAGACTTCTTCGCCTCATACGACCCACACAACGCGTTGGAAGTGCGTCATACCTGGTTGACGATCAAGGAAACTCGATCGTTTAATGCAGTTATGAGAACTGACACGATAACAGCCCACAACTCATTGGGACAGGAAGTAATTCCTGTTCTAGAGTTAGGTGGTTGTTATGAGGGGTTATGGTCTCTCTCCCAGGAAAGGAGAATACGAGAAGTTAACCCGCCACGCCCGATATTGCCGGTTCCTCGAGTGAGGTTCTCGGCATTGAAGGCGGTAGACTTGCTTATCATCTCAAGTCAAATGGTTTCTAAGTTACTCGCTAGAGTGACTGCCAAATGAAGAGATGGTAGCTGAACGGAAAAGGAAGTGTCAAATGTTGACAGATCCACTGACGTACTCCGCCCCGGGGACAAACGCTCACAATGTGACGTTTACCCCTGACTCTGACGCAACACTAAACCGCTGTACCCTTTTGGGCACGGAGGATGTTGCGGCAGAAGACTCATACAGCCTGGCCGTTATTCCGGCGCACTCTCTCGAGATGCGACGGATGGTTCAGCTGTATCGTACCTACCCTAAGCCTTCTGGCGTAAGCCGAGGCACCAAGCGCTCGAGTGTAAAGTACACTCGTGACGTAGAGGTCCCTAATCGGGCCGGGGATGGTACTGTAGTCATGCCTGCGATTGTTGACATCAAAGTCAACCTTCCCGTAGGCACTCCGGACGACGTTGCACGCGACATACGTAGCGAGGTTTTTGGCTTCGCTAATAATACGTACGCTGTGCAAGAACAAGTGATTGCTGATCTCACTAACGATCTATCGATGTGATAGCGTTCTTAGAGAAACTATGGCAAGACCTGTATGACCCTATACTCCATGTGATTGAGCAATTTCTGCTTAGTCTACTGAGTTAGGGTTAGGTCTTCACCTAATAGTCATGGAGGGTGCACTATGCATCGACCACGTAGCAATTCCACTTCTTCTTCCCGCAATAGGAAGAAGAAATTTGTCCGACCCCGGACGTCGGCGATTCCGCCGGTCCGGGTACCCAGGGATTACCCTTGGGCTGTCCTGCGAGCTATGCTCCAGGACGTTTCGCCAAACTTGCCGCAGGAAGATATAGACCGCGTGACTCGTATTGTACGAGAACGTGATCTTGCTTCCTTATTTAACCTCGGCAGTGAGTGGGGCTTACAGAGTATCCCCTCGCTCACGGAGAAGTGCCGTCCTTTATGGATAGCACGACTCGGTTTGGTGAATCTTGTCAGGAAGTACCAGTTTCCTGGTGCTTCACAAGACCTCAAAGCAAAAGCAGTAGCTAATACTATTGCGGCTGACAAGTTGTGTTCTGATTTTAATAGATCAGGATATAAACTCCTTCTTGATGGCGGTCATCGACCGGTTATTGAGTTGAGGCTTGCTCAGCAGTTTTGTGGCGACGTCTTGGGTGGGTTAGATACCACCAGAACAAGACATTGGAGTCGACACGGACCTGGAACCTCAACTGGCACATCCGATGGCAAAACTACACAATACGATAAGTATAGTGAGTGGCCGTACGATGTGACACGGAAAGGTTTCAAGCATGCTGTAGAGCTCATTACTGACGACCATCGTTGGTACGGCGCTCTGGAAGAGAGTTTCCGCAAAAAGTTTGATATACCGTCATGGTGTATCATTCCTCGCGAACTCTTCTGGAGCAAAGTACTTAACGTGGTACCAGGGAACCGCATTACTACAGTTCCGAAGGACTATCAGAAAGATAGGCCTATAGCCATCGAACCTACAATGAACATGATGCTTCAGTTAGGCGTTGACGGATTAATCCGGCGACGCTTGAAGCGGTGGGGAATCGATATCGACTCGCAAGAGAAGAATCGAGACCTCGCCTATAAAGGCTCCATCGACACTTCTGTCGACAGCCCATGTACCATTGATCTGAGTAACGCCAGCGACACAGTGTCTTTACGACTCTGCAAGCTACTGTTACCTGGAGACTGGTTCGAATATTTGTGTGACCTGCGTTCGCCTGTTGGCGAGCTTCCGGGGGGTTCCAGATTGCGTTATAGCAAGATGGCCTCCATGGGTAACGGTTACACATTTGCGCTAGAAACGTTAGTCTTTGCTGCCTTAGTCTATGCGTCATCTAAGATGACGTACGACCGGTGGCAAGTTGACAACATAGCTGTATTCGGGGACGATATTATCGCCCCTGAAGCTATGGTACCTCACCTCGTTACCCTTTTACAGGGATCGGGGTTCGCGCTCAATCTTGACAAATCCTTTCTTAAAGGAAGAGTTAAGGAGAGCTGTGGTGCAGACTACGTTTCGGGAATACCGGTCAGACCTATATTCCTCACGAATCCACCGCGGGACGCAATGGATCTTCTTGGTGCTCGAAATCGCCTGAATTATTGGGCGAATGTTCGATTACACCAAGGTCTTCCCCACGTTGACCTGCTATATCGGAAATGGCTGGGAATCACCGCTGAACTGCGGGGTCCCCTTTCACAAACCGATACGGATTCCTGGTGGCAAACTGAAGAGTGCTGCTATTCTATGTCTAACGACATTAAGAATGGCACCTCTGTGTTCGTCATCAAGGCATTAGGCCGAGTAGGTACTCGTCGAAAGGACGCCACTGAGTTTTCGTTTAGAAAGCTCATGCATGCTCTTAGACCTGTGCCGTCGTCACCGTCGTTGTTTACGCGGAAACGTATAGACACTGGTGGCAGCTGTTTCACTGTTCCTAAGAAGTTCAGTGAAATATTGGTTATGCAAAAACGAAGATTCCCGGAGTGGGAAAAATCGTATCGTTCGTTCGTTCCCGG